TGTGTAAAGAATTGTTTGTCTGGATTCATAGTCACCTTCATACAAATCTTCTGTTGTAACACTATTCAAAATGATAGGAATATCGATAGGATCTAAGTCATCAACCATCTTAGCAGTTACAGTCCAGTCGGGTGTAAAGAACGGAATAATTTGTTCCATAACTTTAGTAGCGTCTTCACTATATTTTGTCATAATGTACAATGAAAATTCAATGTTGTAAGGAACTGAAGAATGTACAAAGTTACGAGACGACTCAGTTTCGGCCTTCGCTTTCTTAACCATTTTATGTGTTGATCCAAGTTTTCTTGCAGGATCATATGCTAAGCTCGTAATTTCAAAAGACATCCGTGGTAAACGTATAGCAGTAGCTCTGCTGTTTAATAGATCAGGATCTTGTTGTACTCTTGAAAGAACTTTTTGGAATGGTGCATAAGACAACGGCACAATCATATCTTGTACTACAGTGCCATCATTGCTTTTTCTTTGAATCTTAAGCTGATTAAACATTGTACCAAACAGAGCTACGTATCTTCTCGTAGTTTCATTATAAAAATAATTTGCAATAGCCATTAGTTTGAGTCCTCTATGCTAATGTTTTCACTGAATGGATCAACATCAGAAAAGTCTAATATGTCATCTGCTAACTGTTCGAACTCAAAGTTCTGAGCCATTACGTCATTGTTAGCAACATCTTCAAGCGTATTTACATAAGTAGTAGTTGAATTAACATCATCAAAGTAATGATCTATTTCGTATCTGCCAGTGTCGAATCTCTCGTTAGAGTATTCCATAAGCTCGCATTTAATATCGTAAACTTGTAACTTGCCTGCTTGATAGAATACACTCTCGTGTTCTACATATGTGACTCTATACATTTTTTGATTAAGCGGCAAGAAAATAACATCGTTTTCTTTTGGCCGTACTTTCTCTTGATCTTTTCTAGTGACATGTCTTTCGAATGTTCTGATAGCCACGGTAAGTGTAACCGAATCTCTAATCTGTAAACCAAACTTAGATAGGAAATCACCTTCGCCTTCAAAACCATCTACGTTTTTAACGTATACTTCAAAGCCGTACATCTCGTTGTATAGAGGTGTATCGTCTTCGTTAAAGATTTTATCAACATTATTAAACACCCCACTAAGGTACTTAATATCAAGACCATAAATTCTAATTGATTCAATTACTAAATCATCAATTAAATTTTGCTCATTGAAATTGTCGTAATTTCTAAAGTATGAGTTAGTTGCCATGATTTATCCAATGAAATTATATGTAAGAGGTTGAAGACTTCTAATTGCATCTTCTTCCATTTTTTCTCTTTCAGCTCTGGCTTCTGATAAAATTTGTTCACCGTTGAAACTTACGCCACCAACTAACTGCATGTTTGTAAACTTAGTTAGGTTAAGACCCCATTGCTCGCGTACAAGAACTGCAGCATAGTTTTGCAACCATCTATCAGTCCAAACATCGGCATAAGCATCTGCGTCAACAATATCATAAGCTTCGATAACGATGTAACTACCAACTACCCAACGCTCGTGTCTATTATCAATGAATAATTTATTAACATGTTTGTTGTAACGTATTAATGGTTTACCAACAAGCAATTCTTGCATGAATTCGATATGTTGCATAGTCATATAGTAATTAGTCATACTATAACTTGTCATATCTTGAATGTTGTTTAGAACAAATTGATATTGAACGTTAAACATTCCGCCACCCATACTGATGGATGTATCGAAGTCAAAGACTTTAGATATGCCTAGCAATTGCTGAGGTAAAGTAATATATCCGTTGTCTTTATCTGTTTGCGTAATTTCGTGCTTTAAGTAAACTAATTGGCTGCCGTTGTAGTGATAATCTCTCCAAAAAGAAATAGCTTCATCTACTCGGTCCTCAACTTGCTCTTCAGAAACATTGATCTCGATAACCGGCGCACCGATTTTTCTTAAAATGTAGTCTTTAAAGTCTTCTCTTGATTGTGGTTGTGCCATTATGCTAACTCATCTTTAATGATTACTTTAATATAACCTGTGTTTGGAAAGGTTTCGATTTGACCATTATTATATTCTATTTGAAATTCTGCGCTGTGGATACCAGTGTTTGCTGTATCTCCCGTCTGCCATTCATATGCTACAACACCTTTAGTCGGACTTTTAATAGTACCAAGACCATTTGTAACTAGTGGAAGACCATTTTCGTCTTTCATATGAAATTTAACTGTAGAAGCATTGGCCATTGACTTAACTCTACCGTTAGAATCTTTTAGACCTGCCTCAATAGACGGGGCAGTATCATTTTGTTTGATGTAGAATGTAGCCGCCATTTATTTTCTCCAAGTTTTACTTTTATTTATTAGGTATTTATTAAAAGTAGAACTGCTTCTATATAATCTCTGCTTGAGAGATTCCGTTGTTAATTAATACGAGACCGTTGTGTGGTTGAATAACGTCTGAGTTATTAAAATCTATTTCATTAAAATAGACGTAATTGCCACCAGTCTCTGAGTATTCTCTTGTTGTTACGTTTAAACCTAAGCCTTCAACACTAAAATTAAATGTACCTGCGCTATCACCTAATGAGAAAACATAGATGTGTGTATCAAGATTAAATTCTAATGTGGGATTAAAGTTAACATGTGTTGTTAGATAACCACTTGAGTTAGCAGTGTAATCGAATAAAACATTATTTGCTACTGAAAGATAACGTTGTACACCAAATTCTACAAAACTGTACGAAGAAAAAGGTATTACTTGTGGAGCTATCTGACCGTAAATAGTAGGTGTTTCAATGCCAGCACTAAAGCCAAAGTCAATAGTGATAGGTGAAATTTCACCAACAATTGGCAGACGCCCACTAAAAATAAGGGAAGTATCAATTAATCCTGAAACTTCCCCCGATAGCGATACGTATCCGCCGCCAAAATATTCGAAATCTAATGTTGTACTAACCGCACCATTTGCAGACATGTGGCTTTACCTTACTTTAAAGTTAAGCCCCACCAGCTGTAATCGTAAATGTGGTTATATTGATTTGCTGTCCTGTTGCAATGTTAGTATTATCTAACTGCATATCACCACCTGCGCCTGTTGCACTGATAGTACCTTGCATATGACATACTGTGCCGTCATTAGTGTGCAATCTGAAATATCCTGCTGTACCTGAATCATCAGCAGATAAATCCTGCCAAGTTCCTGATAAAGCAATAGATCCGGCAGCTGCTGTTCCCAACCAATCACTTGGTAAAACCATTGTCGCTAGAACTGAACCTGTATTAGCAGTAGCTGCATCGGCAGGTTTAGTACCAGTGTTAATAGTTAAGATAGGGTTAATTCCTACTGCTGTTTCGATCGCGGCTAATGTAGCGTTCCGTGATGCTACTGATAACTGAAAAGCCATCGTCGTCTCCTTTATTTAATGGTTAATTTATAGATATTTATAAAAAAACAGTTGACAACCTCTGGAATCATGGTATAATAGGATTATGTCCTTTATAATAATAAGAAGTTTAATTAATTGTTTCTTCTTTCTATATCTTCTTCAGACAATCTATCTCCCATCCATACTTCAATTACCTTTACTGGTCTGTCACCAACGTTAGTAGCATGATGCCAAGTATGTTTTGGAATATCAATACTATCACCAGTCCTATAGACTTTAGATGTAGAGTACCCGTCAACAAATTCTAAATCCATCCGTAATTCACCATCAACAATATGCCAATGCTCAGACCTAATGTAGTGCTTTTGGTCAGATAATGATTTATTTATATCAATAGATAGTTCTTTTACTTTCCAATGACCATTCTGATCTAAATCTTTATATGTTCCCCACAGTCGTTGTGTTGTGGGCTTGTCCCACTGATTTAAGATCCACGAAGAACTATTCTTTTTATCTTCACCACCAATACCAAAAACAAATTCAACATCATCAAATACCATCTCTGGAATATTTTCTTTTGTTCTGTCTCCGCCATTTGCAAAGATAATAGTACTGTTACGTGGTGCTTGCTTCTTTACATATTCAATAGCACCAATTGCAGTATCGTCATCATCGTTAAATGTAAATACGTGTCCAACACATCCAATCTCTTTAATAATAGCCATGCGCTCTTCTGCAGACATAAATGGTCTACCTTTTTTACGAGTCAACCATTCATCACTATTAACACCTACGAATAAAATAGAACCCAACTCTTTAGCAGCTTTCATATATGCTATGTGACCTGAGTGAAGAGGATCGAATCCTCCTGTAATTAATACTGGTTTCATTTTGTTTTCTCCATCATATAATCCCAAGCAAAGTTAATTTTATTATCAGACTTCATATTCTGTTTACGACTTGCATGCATTGGGTGTACCCACCAATCTTCATAATTCTGTGTCGTATCAGTTGAAATATCACTTACAAATAATATATATCCGATTTTACTTAGTACTTTTCTAGATTCTTCTCTAAATTCCTGACCCCACCATGCTGCGTTGTGCTGGAATTGAATAACACCAAACTCGTGTTTATTAAACGGAATATTTCCCAAAGCTTCAATAGATGCTTTCTCAGCATTAATTCTCAAGAAATCTATGTGCTGTTCCAAACACTGTTGTTTAAACATAGCATTATAATCTGTAGTAGCAGCATCACAAAGTGTAACATTACTTTGTCTATGCCTAGAAAATATTTGGCACATTCTCTCAGAGTTATCTATTGAAATACCTCTCCAGCCAAAATCTTTTTCTAATAATAATGTATTATTAAATAACTCAGGATGACCAGATCCTATTTCTACAAATGAGCCTTCGCGCTTACCATCTAACACTGATAATACAAACATATCTTGGAAGTGACGAGAGTAATTAGTTTCAATATCATCTATACCGTCAAACTTATATTTGTAGTTATCTAATAATGAAGGATCGTATGCTAGTGTACTTGGATATCCGTGTTCTTGTAGTAATAAATTAGCTTCTCGAAGATCATCTTTTTTAAGTTTGCTTTTATATTTTAAATCAAATGCTAAGTTCTTAGTAGCATCTCTGCCATCTGTTTTCCATTTAGCACGAGCATATAATAAACGTAATGTATTATCGCCTGGATAAGGTAAATCATTATCAGGTGAATTATCTTTAATGTTGCTTATGCCAATCTTTGAATACATTAAACATTCGCGCCAATCATCTCTATCTTGTTTTAATTTTGCAAGAAAGTAATAAGCCTCGGGTCTTTCAGGTAATGTCTCAATAGCAATTTTAAGTAAACCTTCAACACTTTGATTTCTATTTTCATTTCTTGAGTAAATAAAAGCAGAAAAGATTACACATTTATATTGTAGCCATTTTTCTTCTAATGTTTTTCCTGGCGACATATCAGCTGCACGTAAGTAAAAACTAAACGCGCCAGAACCTTGTTGTAATCTATCATATTCACGAGCAAGCTTGTAGATTTTTTCTGAGTTGTCGTAATCTAGGACTACATCATTCAATAGTTGCATGTTAAATTTAGTCATAATTACCCCTTGTCACTTAAAAAATCTAAAAATACTTTTTGTGGTAATCTCAAAATAAACGTTGCGTTATCTTGGAAACCATACGATATAAGAATATCACCAGAATCAGGATGTAAAGTCATTCCAGTAACAAATTCGATATTGTAATCAGTGTCAGTAACATGATCAAAGTAAGTACCCATAAAGTGGAAGTTACGTGAAGCGTGAACTAGATTCCAGTCGTTATCCCATATTAATACTCTGTGAGAATAATCTCCGTCTTTACGACCAAACGGATCTCTTAATAGATTTGTTTCATGTACAAATGCCATTCTTTGATGTTCGTTAATACGAATAACCTGTGATCCACCACGGAAGTCTTTTTGATATGGTTTTCTATCTTCTGTAGATTTAAATACTTCTTCGGTTGTACCGTTCTCGATATCGAACTTAACAACTTGAGTAGGATTACACCATTTAACAAAATGATAAGGCATATCAATAATAGGCATCCAGTTCTTTTCACAGAAACTAGAATTGTCGCCAGGAGCTGGAATAGGATGTCGTGATATTTCTGTCCACTTACCATCTACTAAATCAATGTTACATAATTCCATACGGCCAGTGCCTTTAGAATCATAACAGTCTCTACGTACACCGCAAAGATATAGTTTATCTTCCCAACTAAACAAACGAGCATCTTCTAAACCGATAAAGTTCCACGTTGGTTCACCAGTATCTAGTGCCATATCTACGCGTTGAGCATTAGCCAAGTTTAGATTATAATCAAGCTCACACATAATATTATGAGTTGATAAAGTTACATCATTTTCTGGGTGAATATAAACAAGCGGTCCCCACTGATGTGGAAACTTTTTACCCTCACTATGGTAGAGGATATAATTAATATGCCTGATATTGAGAAGTAGCTTCCCTTGATGAGAGAAGATAGACGGGTTCATGATACCGGTCTCGTTACCGGTAACTGATTTTGGTAATAGTACTGGGTGTAGCGACCCGCCTCTTTTCAAAGCCCAAGCCGCTAAGCCACCCATATGCAAATCGTGCATGTCACCTCCATAATATAAAAGATTAGTTATTAAGTTTATTTATCTACCAGTTAGGGGAGACATTTCGCAATCTTTTCCGTTCAACTTTAGCTAACAATACTGCATCTATTTTAGCAATACCCGCTTCTTGTAAAGCGTCTGTTAACCATCCAGTAACTTGCGCATTAGTTACGTCGTTTAGTGCAACAAAATCTGCAGCTGCAATATTACTTGCATCAATAGTTGTATTGCCAACGTAACTAGTCCGTATTCCGTCTGCATCTTGTACTATTCTTTTCCATTTGATATTAACAATCGCATTCTCAAGCAGAACATCGTCTGTATTAAGTTGGTCAGTTAATCCAAGCTTGGCAATTTTCCAAGAATAATTCATGATAGATTCCTTTATTAAGGCGCTGGGTCAGCGGCAGGATCTGGTGTAACATCTTCTGCCCAAGGCATGTCAGCATCTGTGATAAGTGATTCGTCAAGTTGACGCTGTAACTGACCGACGATGTGGGCTTTGTATCCCTCATCAGCTTCAACTACTGCTGTAATCCAACCAATTACTGTTGATTCTTCTAAGTTTTCAAATGCGGTAAACGATCCTGCAGGAACATTAGCTGCTGTAAACGGTGTTGCACCCGCCCAGTCAGTTGTGTTGCCTTCTGGATCTGTCCCTACGACTTTCCAAAAAGTTTGGCAAACCGCGTTAGACAATGTTACGCCTTCTGCATTTACTTCATCTTTTACTTTAAGATTAGTAACTGAGTATTCTAGTGTAAGAGCCATTTTTTATCTCCAATTGTTGTAACTATATTAGTTAGGTTATTTATAAGTTTATGTTTCTTATTTCTATTTATATGTTTAGTTTCTATGCAGATAAAGATCTACAGGTATACATATACGCATCTGTGAGAAATAAGGATTTACATGATGATATGTAAAGCTTGGGAATATTAAATAGTCTCCAGTCTTTGGTGTATGTTTATGTTGACTAAACATAGGATCAAACCAATCATCATATCCGCGGTTTGCGTTTGATCTAGGATCTGAAAAAACAATATCTCCGCCAGAATTTTGATCTGCTGCCATTGCATAAAATACCGCAGATAAATGAGCACCTGAATGATTATGAATAGTCATATTATAATCTTCACCGTGACCAGTAATCCAGCCTTTCATAGTATAACCACGCCAGTCTGAAATTTGTTTACCTACAGTGTCCATCAAATATTCATCAAAAGCTTTATATGCAAGCTGTCTAAATTGTGCTAACTCTTCAGAATCGTTTTCAAAAATATTAAATCCATTTAATTCACCTTGCAGGTTATTCATATCCAGATTTGTAAGAATATAATTAACCAGTTCTAAGCTATCAAAGTTTCCTTCGCCGACCACTGTTGGCCATAAGTCTTTAAATTCCATAATATAACCTTCCATAATGTACTTGTATATGTATTTATAACGAAAATAAAGGTGTACATTTCCAACTTTGTGTGGTATTATATATAATATAAAGGATGCAGTAAGGAACATTTATATGATATTTGAGAATTTTGAGAACTGGTTGTTAACAACAGACTGCT